AGAAGGGTATGATGAAGAGGAAGCATACTCTCTGGTAGAGGAAGCAACCGATGCTTATATTGATGAGGCAAAGGTTACTTTTGGGCACGACACCACTGCTAGAAGAGCATCTGGTGCCCCTGTAGGTGCTAAAAGAAGATATGGCATGAGAAAGGCAGGAGAAGCACTGAGCGGCGCTAAGAAGGCAGTAGGAGGTGCTGTAGATAGTGCTAAGAAGAAAGCATCTGCTGTTAAGGCAGGTGCTCAAATCGCTGGTTCTATCGCGAAGGACGAGGTAAGAAGAGCAGGACGTAAGGCACAGCACAGTGCCTCTAAGGCAGCAGACGCCGTTAAGAGTGCTCCTGGTAAGGCAAAGGATAAAGCAAAGAAAGGTATTAAAGGATTCATTAAGCGCCAGGCTGAGAAGGTCGTGAAGCGTATGAGTGAAGAAGTTGAAGCACTCAAAGCATCTGGTAAATTCTCTGAGAAGGAGATTGAAGCAATCATGGAAGCAGAAGTGCAAGAACTCTATAAAGGTAAGCATGGACAATCTGATAAAGAGTATGCAGATTCCCGTTCTCAGGGTGGTAAGATGGTGTCTGGTGACTCAAAGCAATCAGGTGCTGAATACACCCATGGTCGTAGAGTCAAAGCAGCAAACCCTGGTATGCAACCTGATGTAGGTGGCAAGACCAAGCCCAAGTCACAAGGTAAGATGGATAGAGGCACTCGTGCTGACCTTGAGTATCGTAAGGCAAATCTCAAGAAAGAAGAAGTTGAAGCAGAAATGAGTGAAGCAATGTCCTCTTATGACCGCAATCGTAAGAGAGCAGCACAAAGAGCAGCAGCAAGAAATGCTGCCAGAGATGCTGGAAAGACTGGTGTAGTTCCTGGAGTTGGTTATGTAACTCCTAGAAGAGAAAGAGAAACTTATGTTGATTCCGCAGGCACAACCCGTCATAAGTCTGGTGCTAAGATGCCCAAAGACTGATACAAAACTTACATAATTCTTTGAGAGGGCTTGACACCCTCTCTTTTTTTGTCTAGAATAGGTTTGTTCCCGTTAAAGATAAATAATAGCTCATAATATTAGAAACTATGAGCTATGAAAATCCTTGGACTTACTTGGAACGAACTTTTGATAGCGATTCTATTGGGGACAACTTTGGTTTTGTTTATAAAATTACCAATCTCCTCAACGGTAGATCATACATTGGAAGAAAGTATTTTTGGTCCTTCAGGACACCGCCAGGGAAGAAAAGAAAAGTTAGACAAGAGAGTGATTGGAAACGGTATTATGGATCATGTCCAGAACTAAAAGAAGATATTAAAGAAGTTAACAATAAAGTATTCTTTAAAAGGGAGATTCTTTCTTTACATAAGACAAAAGGAACTTGTAATTTTGAAGAAACAAAACAATTATTTTTAAATAATGTTTTAAGTGAATCTCTTGACAATGGTATTCCAGCGTACTATAATTCCAACATCCTAGGACGTTATATGCGTAAAGACTATGGTAACTTTGGAACAGACTCTTGAACATACTCATAACTGGGTAGTAGATCGTTTACATACTCTTTGTGATACAGAAACTGACGATATTCTTGCAGTTATTGAAGATGCACATGCATTACAATCAGAATTTTCCGAATGGCTTGATCCAAATACAGAAGATCATGAAATTTTTTCACTAGAATATATTGGAGATTAATAAAATAATCTATGTCAAACGTTTTATTTCCCACTACAGTTGTTGATGATTTTTTTGATAATCCTCACGATGTAAGAAAACTTGCGTTATCTACAAAATTTTATCCCAATAAAGATGGTAGATGGCCTGGTGCTAGAAGCAGGGGAATACATACTATCGATAAAGAATTATTTGAACATACTGCTGCTAAAATACTTTCACTTTTTTATAATATTAATGATATTGAAAATTATACTCTTCAATTAACTTTTCAACATATTACTCCATCTCATGAAAAGAATAGTCCTGAAAATAGGGGATTTATTCATCGTGATCATGTTTTAATGGGTGGTGTAATTTATTTGGATGAAGAATATGAAGAGGGGATTGGAACCTCTATTTACACCCCAAAAAAATCTTGGTATTCGACTACTGGATATAATTCATTATCTTCTGAAGTTAGTGATTTGAAAAATAAAAAATATAAAGAAAAACAATCATTAGATTCAAATGAAATGGAAATATGGAATAAACATAGAGATAGGTTTAATGAAACTATTACAGTGCAAAATCTTTTTAATAGATGTATTTTGTTTGATGGTAGTTCATTTCATGGAGTTCCACATTTTGGTACAAAAGAGAGATTGACTATGAATATATTTTTTGAAAATATTAAATTTTACACAACTCCTCGTACTCCTACATATCCATTGTATAGAAGTTCATTTACATAAAATTTAAACGATGAAAAAATTTTTACTAATTGCGCTATCAGTTATTGCGCCTGCTGCTTGTAATGCGTCAACAGACAAAAATGTTGATGTAAGTGTGAATCAAGAAAAATCTATTCCTATTGAAGTAGTAAAAAAATCTTGGAAATGTCCAGAATGTAATGATAACGAACAATATGTTCTTGAACAACTTCAAGAAAAAACCCGAATAACAGATCGTAATGCACTTGCAACAATTCTGGGAAACATTAAATCAGAAAGTAACTTCCATCCTAATATTTGTGAAGGAGGAGCTAGGGTAAATTATAACCAGTGCCATAGTGGTGGTTATGGTCTTATTCAGTGGACCAGCCTAGGTCGCTACAATAACCTTGGTAAGTTTTCTGCCAAGTATGGATATGATCCTTCTACACTTGAGGGGCAAACTGCATATATGATCAATGAATCTGTATTCCAAAGATACCTTCCCGAGTTTGAGGGAGCTGGTAAAACTGTTTCTCAATACATGGTTCCTGCCTATTATTGGTTAGGATGGGGCATTAAAGGGCACCGTGAATTATATGCATATGACTATACTAAAAAATTAGTATATATTTAATACATATATAATAATATTTTTTCAATATAGGTAATTTCAATGACTGAAACGATTACAAGACTGGAAGAAGCTTTTACTTCTTGGAAACTTGAGGATGAAAAATTTGTAAATGGAAATAATGCTGCTGGTACCAGGGCAAGAAAAGCACTCCAAGAAATTTCAAAAATGGTGAAGGAACGTAGACAAGAAATTTCTGCAGAAAAAGTTGCCCGTAAAGAATCTAAAAGTTGATAACTTAAATGGGATTTTTGAATTATTATTATATTCCATCTGAAATGGATGGTGATATATGTAATAAAATTGTTGAAAAATATTATGATCCTTCAATTTTAAAACCATCTTTTGTTACGAAAAAAAATGTTTTAAAGGCTGAAATTAGAAAGTCTTCTCAAACATGGCTTCCTAAAGATTGTTGGGTTGCTGGTATGTTAAAACATTTTATTGAATCAGCAAATATAAACTATTATAATTTTGATCTTACTGGTTGGAACGATAGTATACAATTTACTGTATATGATCCTCCAGATAATCGGTATAACTGGCATATTGATATGATGGATTCTGAAAGTTATTCTGAAAACAATATGATTAGAAAACTGAGTATTGTTATGAGTCTTTCTTCAACAAAAGATTATGGTGGAGGAGAATTTCAAATTATATTCCCAACAAAAAAAGTAAACACCTTCAAATTAGATGCTGGAGATGTAATAATTTTTCCTTCTACTATCCCACATAGAGTTAAACCAGTAAAGTGGGGAAGGAGAATTAGTTTGGTTGGATGGTATGGTGGACCACCTTTCAGGTAAGTTGACTTATTTGTTCGATGGTACTATAATAACCAGGTTGAAAGGCAAGACACAGATAAGAGGGAACGACAAACTGTTCCCCGCCTCTCAACTGCGGTAACTCCCTTGGTAGTTCAGAGTTAGCGGCTATAGGAACTACCATTTGGGCACGTAGCATAATGGATAATGCCCCCGCCTTCTAAGCGGTAGATTGCTGGTTCGACCCCAGCCGTGCCTGTTGTCCTTTTTTCTTTTATGGACAATTATAAATTTGGTGGTCGTCCTGTGACCTCCATAAATCTTCTTCTTCTTTTAAGTGAGATGGAAGGTGTATACCAACATCTTAAGTATATGGGATTTGAAGAAGATATGAATACCATTGATGAAATGAAAAAGAGATATTATAAACTCTATTTCAAGAAATCAAAAGAAGAAAGGACAAACAATCCTCAGTAGCTCAGCGGCAGAGCCATCGACTGTTAATCGATTGGTCGTAGGTTCAAATCCTACCTGGGGAGCTCCGCCCTTATAGCTCAGTGGTAGAGCAACGCTTTTGTAAAGCGTAGGTCGTTGGTTCAAATCCGACTGGGGGCTTGACAAGATTTAGATCTTGTTTTATAGTGTTCTCATCCGTGTGAAGGATGTGCTGGGAGAAAACAATTTCTCCCTTAATGCGGGTGTGGTGTAGCGGTAACATGCGAGCCTTCCAAGCTCTTGTCACGGGTTCGATCCCCGTCACCCGCTTCGGGAATCCGAATTCCCGTAGTTGTAAAACTTAATAAATAAAATATCGTGACGAAGCCTCAACTACTCGCCTAGTCCCGAAACCAAACAGAGACACGTCGAGTCTCTTCACATCCGCAGGTATAAAACTCTGCGAGAAAATAACGAGGTAAAACAAATGATCAAATCTGTATTCGCAGCAACTGCTGCTCTGTCCATGTCTGCTGGTGCTGCTTTTGCAGGTCCCTACGTTAACGTAGAGGCAAACTCGGGTTTCACTGGTAGCGACTACTCTGGCACCACCACTGACCTGCACGTCGGTTACGAAGGTGGTCTGGGCGAATCTGCTTCCTGGTATGTCCAGGGAGGTCCTTCGATCGTCTCTCCTGATGGTGCTGAGAGCGATACCGTATTCAGCGGTAAGGGCGGTCTGGGTGTTGCAGTGACCGAGCAACTGGGTCTCTATGGTGAACTTTCGTTTGCCACTGGCGCTAACGGTGCTGACAACGGTTACGGAACCAAAGCAGGTATCAAGTACAGCTTCTGATTTCTGCTATAATCTAGGGGACTTCGGTCCCCTTTTTTTATGCTTAAAAAGATTCTCCTTCATCCAGTTACGCACTTCAATCTTTTGATTGTTGGATTTTTAGTTTTGATTCAATCTATGCATACACACGCTCATTACACAATGAATGTTGATGCAGACTCATATGTATTTCAGTTTTGTAAAAGGAATGTAGATAAATGTAAGGAGTTTATTAATCGATGACCATACCATTCTTCGTTGAAGAACCTTATACTTGGAAAAAAGTAGAAGTCCCACAAGAGATTCTTGTCTATTGTGATGATTTTACTTATGATGCAGGACGTGATGAACTCCGATATATAGACTGTGTGTGGATGCATATGGGATACTATGGTACTCCCAAGCAT